AGTCTTTTATGCAAAGTTTGCTAGCATAAAGGACGTATTAGGTAATACTGTATGATTGTGTCCATCTCTATTTACATCTGCATTACCTATAATCTTGTAGTAGTTACCAACTGTGAGATTTTCTGATGGAATTGTGACACTAAAGTTAGTGGTGTAGTTTTGTTTTTTAGTTACTTTATTGTTGTCGTTAACTCCTGCAGGATACACTCTACTACCAATCTGTGCAACAAACTCATCTTTTCCATTGTATTCATAAACCTCAAAATAGAGTTCAGAATTGTTTCTATCATTGTGATAAGTTTGAATTGTCACACTAAGAACCACATCTCGACCTGCCTCTACTAATCCCTGCGTTACTGTAAATGCGTTTTTAACTGGCTGTGGTGGGCCTTCTGTTACTACATTAAAATCTATAGTTGTATCGTTTTCTCCAATTCGTTGCATCACAGCAGGTGGTGTATATTTTGCAGGAACAGGCAGTGGTATGGCAGCTTGTGCTTCTTGTGCTTGCTTTTCTTCTAATTCTTGCAGAGCATTATATGGTGGTAAGTCTGTTTGAATTGGCGATGGTACATCTTCAATAAAATCCTCTAATTGCAAGAAGATGGAGTTAATATCATCGTTTGTTACTCCTTCTCGTCCTCTATAAATTGGCACTAAAGCGAATGTGAGACCCGACACTAATGCTCTCGACTCTCCTATTTGTGGTATTTTTTGAAATATGTCAGTAGACTCGATGTTTACATCATTTCTAAGTTGATTGTATGGACTATTTTCGTTTGGAAAACCGTCATTATTTTTAACTCCAAAAGATCGTGAAGGCCACGTAGACATCCACGGAACAATCTCCCACAACTTTAATTTACTAGATACAGATGGTAACTCGTTTCCTCCACGCTCTCTAAACATAACACCTAGATTAGGTGCTTCTATGTTTATTGTTATTCTAATTTTATTGGTGCGTGGATCAAGTCGTTCAATAACCTGCTTATTAAATTCAGCATATTGACCAAATGCATATCGTTGTTTGTAATCTGGCATTAATTCATCTGCAACAAATAAGTGAGCGTCTCGGCTATCTCCTAAGCTAGGTTTATCTGGAACGGTGTATCCCTTGTCTCCTTGGTAATAGACGCGGTTATTGTATTTTGATAATCGCTTACTCCACGGATCCATTAAAGTCAGTGTGCCTTTAGATTCATTCATGTTATCTAGGAGGATTCGACTCTCAAGGGGCTGGTTGTTAGCAAACTCTTGAAGAGTGATAGTAACTTTTTCTGCTACAAATCCCGGACCCGCTTTGCTGTAATTTTCTACACTAAGTCTAGGAGCTCCTAAATAATAGGAAGATGGATCATTGCGATCTGATATCGTAATAAACTCATCAGTAAGTTCGTAATTAAAAATTGCGTTTCCGATATATCCACACAACACACCTCTCAATCCATCTACTCCGTATATTGCACCCTTTATGTGTGCTTCAAGTTCACCCGATAAGTCAATATCTTGATACGCTCGAATGACAGGTATATTTTCGTTTACAGTATAAGTGTATGGTACTCTAGTAAAATATGTGCTTAATTTGAGGTTCGTATTAGCCATGTTATTAACCGCATCTGGGTTTATTTCTGGTCTAAGACTTCCGTAGTTTAAGTGATAAGGTCTTGGATAAAACATCTCTGCAGTCCAGGTAAATGGTTCCTGAAGTGGATTAATTACAACGCTCTTTTGTACTGCAGCGTTTACTCTACTAAGCTGTGAAGCAACAAACCCATCATTTATACTTTCCCATCCTGAGACATCGTCAGACCCATTACCATTACGGATTAGGTTTTCGTAGAAAAAGGAATCAACAGTTGAATTATAAACCTCTAATGTTACACTTCCAGCGTCAGTGCTTCCAATATCATTTGGTTTAAATTCCAAGATTCCATTTTCTACATTAAGTACGTTTGGTTGAACAGCATCTGCACGTAACACTATTGACGTATCTTTGTGTATACGTACAGTGCCGTCATCAAACTGATACATAAAATCGCCTGACGCATCAGCTGCTGCATAAGGTTTAATGGGTGGAGTTGATGCTTCCGATACTGCCCTAACTACAACTGGCGGTTTATTAATGATCACCGGGATCAGGTCATAAACAGTCGCATTCTCGTCTAGTGTTGTATTAGGATCGGGAGTTGCTAAGGATGATGTTTGTCTTGTTTGTGTCTCTTGAACGGGAACTAATACAACGGAATCTGGTGTATGGGTAGCTTCTGTCATAGGAAGACCCTGCTCCATTATATGATAAGGACCTATGTATGACGTTCCGTCTAGTTTAGTGAACTGTCCAGAAGTTGCATACAGTGTATGTCTTTCACCGTACTCCATCTATTAACTTATTGGTTACGTTCAACTTTAAATACAAAATTGTCGTCGTATATATCATAACTTACTCCATCACTTTGAGGTACTTTAAATAAAAGACGATAGTATTGTTCCGGTTGAAAGCTGCTTAAATTTAAGCGAACATAACTACCGTTGCTGTCTGAGCTAACTTTTGTGTAGCTGCTAAAGTTAATAATTGCATCGTCTGATTTTGCAAGATAAACAGCGTATTGAGATCCAGTTGGTAATCTATATACGTTTAAGTAAGATGAAGTGGTTGCAAAAGTTGTAGTTGGATAACGATACCTTGGACTTATGTTTAGTCGTGGTCTACTATCTTCTTTATATGCTGCCTTTAAGTTAGCAGCAAGAAGATTATACTCTTGATTTGTATCAATGGTACTCACACTTCCTGCATTAGTACTATCATCGAACTTAGCTTCAATTACAGGACTGTATATTGTATTTGTGTCTTTGCTATAAAATTTTAAAGAAGAATATGTGGTGCTGAGATTTGATTCGTTAGCAGCTGTTCTCTTTATTATAAGACCATTTAGTGTAATTGATCCACTTTGCACTTGACGAACAATGGATGTGATATCCATGTCAATATCTGCTGTTGTGTAGCTAAAAGATTGGGAGGCTATACTTGCTGTATACCACACTCCTCCTCCTGGTTTTACTTGCCATGATCCGGTAGTTCCACTAGTAAATGAACTCGTAGTCCATGCTGTGGAAGGTATGTTTTTTCCTTGTCTGTAATACCAACTGACACCTTCTGTTGTTGCTGGTGTTGTGTTGGATCGACCTAACCCCATATCCCAAGAGTTCGCTAATGGACGAGCTTCTACTGTATAGTCGAGTGGTATTTGCTGCGGTTCTGTAGCATACAATTTCAAACCATAGTTAAAGTTGTTAGGATTATAACCTAAAGCAACAATACTAGCTGAGATAGCTGTGTAGTCAAAGTTTAATGCAATGCGAGAAACGTAGCTTGCTGTTGCAGCGGCTCCTGTCGATCCAGTAGCAGCTAGTACCTGAAGCTCTAATACTTGATCAATACCTGTGTTTCGCTCAGGGGCTGATTCGTATAGAGTGGCGTCTTTTGTTGGATAAAATCTTAGTACCATCTTAGTATGTTGCTATACGTCCTTTTATATCGTTATCTGGAAACTTAACTTCAAAAATCATAGGATCCATACTTGGATATATGATTCCATTGCGTGTTGCTTGTTTTATGCCGTAGAAGATATTGCTATATCCTAGAGATGAATCGTTCAAGTTTGAGATATCAATCTTAGTTACTGTTTGAACTCCTGGTTGAGTCAAAAGCATATTGTATATTTAACTTGAATGTTAACTGTGTATGCATCTCGAATGTTAATGCTATCTGTGAGCATACGATAGTGTGATATATATGTTTTAAGGTTTTCTTTGACAGCACGGTTTACAGTTGTAATTTGCTTGTTTTCATTGTATCCTAAAATATACATATTCATTGCCAGTGGATTAGCAACTATATCTCCACTATCTCCCGTAAGGAGGTTATTCTGCTCATCTGGAGTAATAAACACTTTGGTTATACTACCAAACTCAGGTGGCATAGACAACGCTCTAATAATATAATCCTCCCTAGTTACGGCTCTGTTTTGCGATGAAAGTTGTTTAAGAGCGTTTTGTCTAATCTCATCTAAGGTTTCTTCGGCACGTCCTCCGGTAGCAGCTTGAGGGTTATTTACTGCTAAGGAATTTAAAATTGTTGTGTTGAGTACTGGTGTGTTTGTTGGAAAATTAACAATACTTGTATCAACTCCGGTGTTTGTTACCCCCGGTGCGTTTGGATCTATGGAAGGATCCATATCAATTTTCCCTGTCGGAAGATTAACGCCAATGTTGTCAGGAGTAGGAAGTAATTCCTCATCTTCTGAGTTGCTTATTCCAGCACCAAATTGAACTTCAATTCCATCATCTAGTATCCGCGTAACAAATCTTCTTGGTACTTTTTTTAACTTTAATAGATATGGGATCTCGTCACTATATACTGCTGCATCCGGATCATTGAAGGCTGTGTTTGTTACTTGTTCAAAAATAGTATCTTGAGCTAAGTAAGGTACCTCATACCACGTATTTCCGTCTGAATCTGTAATGGTATCAATTCCAATAAAGTCTGCTGGAGTTGTATCAAATGGTATTTTGAATTTAAAGAACTTTGTTGGTGCACCAACTGCAACGGTTGTTACAAAAGGTGCTGCAGATACTGCATTCACTTGCTTTTTAGCTAGGTAATACTCAGGACTGCCGTTTGCATCGATTGTATAAACAGAGTACTCGACTGGATCATCCGCTGTATCAATAGCAAAATCCACCACACTCTGAACATAGAAGTTTACTGGAACAATCTCAGCAGCAGTTGGTATATTTGTGGTTACTGTTGACCTAACTTGCATGCCAGGATTGATTCGTAAAGTGTATCGTGTATCTGGTTTTGCATCAACTCCACTCCCCGTTGCAGGCATTAACTGGTATACGTCTAATGTTACGTTAGATGGTACACTAATCTTTGGTTTGTATCCCATTGCAGCTGCAATTGATAATACGTTCTTCTTTTCTGTTGCTTGTAATAAAAGTGATTCTTTTAACTGGGAATCGACGTAGTAGTTGAGTGTATCTCCAACGTACGCTACAAGCTCTAAGAACATCATTCCTGGTGATGCTTCATTAAAATCATTGTACGTATTTGGATAGTAGGTTTTAACA